TCTCCAAGTTGTTTTATTTTGGTGACAAGAAATCCGCCATTTGTTTTCATGCAAATACTCCTATATAGTAGTTTATTAAATTATACTATATAGGAGCTTTATTGTCAAGAGCTTGTATGTTTGAATAGAGATAAATTCCGTTTTTTCGTTCTTTTTAAAAGCATTAGACCCCATGTCTTTTTGAGTTTTTCTACCGCTTACAATCAGGAACGACCTTACAGACAGCACCACCTCGGAATGACTTCAATCCTCGTTACATCGCCGGTACAGTTGATGGTGCAAACACCCGACTTGAAAACCGGATATTCCGCACCTTTGACGGTGTCATTTTTGAGGGCGGTGCCTTTGAAGCAGTTCATCAATTCACTGTCGATTTCAATGTACTCATCCAGATCGGAAATCATCATGCCTCGACCTTGGGGCTGTATCATTATTACCACCGCACCGCTGCCGTATAGCTTGATGTACGGTCGGCTCTCAAAAGCGGTCGGATTGGTGATCGTCAGTTCAGAAGCGTCAGCCGACACCGTTTCCTGCCCCGCAAGGCTGTACTTATAAGGCTTGCAGTTGAAGGTCACGGTAAAGCTGCCGACCTTGTTTAGCTGCTCCTCAATATCCAGATTGCCTGAGATGACGCCGTAGCGGAAATACTCCGCATCGTAGGAGTCGGTGATTTCGTGGTATCTGTCCGGCTCGGAATACAGCCAGCCCTTAATGTCCCGCAGGACAGCGGCAAGTGCGGCGGTATTCTTTTGTGCGAGGAACACGGTGTAAGTGACCTTGATGTTGGAAAAACGGCGGTTGGGGTTGATGATGTCACCGCTCCGACCGGGAATGGAAATGAACTCCGCATCGTACTCCGGTGCGGAGAACACGTCCTTCTTCTCGATATGCAGGCCGAAATCAGCGGAACTGCGGCCGTTGTAGGCAAAATAGGTCATGCGAATACCACTCCTTTCCGCTGGGCGAACTGGTTCGCCGTTTCCATGACTTCGTTGGTGAGCTGACGGATATCCTCACCGCTGTAATTGTTGAAGTTCGTGATGTTCAGGGCGATAGTGAAAGCGGATGCCGCCTTACCGACCACACCGTCCACCGCAGAACGGATTGAGCCGTTCACATCAAAGTCGGTAGGCAAAGCCGTCTGCATATCGTGGGCAAGGTCGCCCATGACGCCGTTGATGTCCTCGGCCATTCCTTCTGCGGCTTTGACCGCTTCATCGCCGTTGTCGTCAATGGAGCCTGCAAGACCCTTGACCAGCATTTCACCGACCCATGCCATCTCCTTCGAGGGCGAATGGATGCCGAAGAAATCGCAGATGCCGTCCCAGATGGAGGAGATCCACCCGGACACCTTATCCCACAGCCACGAGGCAAACTGGGTAATACCGCTCCACAGTCCCTTGACGATGTTGCCGCCGATCTCCACGATCTTATACATCAGAGAGCCGAAGGCTTTCACGATGCCCGTGATGATCTGCGGCACGGCCTTGACGATCTCCACGATGATGGTGGGAAGGTTTTCAATCAGCGCAACAAACAACTGCACACCTGCCATGATGATCTTATCGATGTTTCCGACCAGTGCATTGACAATGCCGGAGATGATTTGCGGAATCGCCTGTACGATAGTCGTGATGATCTGTGGCAGGGCTTGAATGAGAGAAATCAGCAGGTCGATGCCCGCTTGAATAATGAGCGGTATCGCATTCAGCACAGCATTGATAATGCCGTCAATGATTTTCGGAATGGCTTCCACGATTGCCATAATGATATCCGGCAATGCGGCAACAAGCGAGGTCAGAAGCTGAATGCCTGTTTCGATAATCTGCGGGATGGAGTCCAGCAGAAAGGTAATGATGCCGTTGATAATCTCCGGCAGAGCGGCAATCAGAACAGGGATGGCATCTAGAAGTCCTTGCGCCAGTCCCGTGATAAGCTGCAAGGCTGCATCCAAGAGCATCGGCAGGCTGTCCACCAGACCTTGTACGATGGTAACGATAGCCTGCACTGCTGCCGGGATGAGCGTAGGCAGTGCATCCGCAATGCCTGTCACCAGCGTGGACACCAACTGAACTGCCGCATCAATGAGCAGGGGCAGATTCTCAATCAGCGTGTTCACGATGGTCATAAGCGCGGACACCGCCGCTGGGATAAGCTGCGGAAGCAGGGACAGCAGTGTTTCCAGCACCTGCGAGAACAGTTCGGTGACCGCCTCCAGCAGTGTGGGCAGCAGTTCACCCACAGCCGTCAGCAGGGCATCCAGCGCCGTGGGCAGAGCCGCCACGATGTTCTCAATAACCGGGGTGATGTTCGCCACCACGGTCTTGAAGGCATCCACCATGTTGTTGCACAGCAGCTCCATGTCAGCGTCCGCATCGCCGAAGCCTACAATGAGGTTCGACACGGCAGATTTCAGCGCATTGACAGAGCCGGAAATGGTGGCTTCCGCTTCCTTGGCAGTTGTGCCCGCAATGTCCATGCTCTCCTGCATGACATGGATGGCTTCCACCACATCCGCATAAGAGGAGATGTCGTACTTGACACCGGATATTTTCTCCGCATCGGCAAGCAGTCGCTCCATTTCCTGCTTCGTGCCGCCGTAGCCCAGCTTGAGGTTGTCGAGCATCGTGTAGTTCTGCTTGGCAAAACCCTGGTAGGCATTCTGAATGGAGGACATATCCGTGCCCATCTTATTGGCGTTGTCGGACATATCCGTGATTGCCATATCCGCATACTTTGCGGCTTTCTCGGTATCGCCGCCGAGGGACTGGATCAGGCTTGCGGAAAAGCCCGTCACCGTTTCCATGTATTCGTTAGCGGAAAGACCAGCCGTTTTGTATGCGTTGGCGGCGTACCGCTGGATCTCCTGCGAGGAGTCCTTGAACAGCGTGTCAACGCCGCCGACCAGCTGCTCATAGTCCGCATAGGCAGCGATGACTTCTTTGCCGAGCTTTACGGCGGCGGCACCTGCGGCGACGGCAACTGCACCGAGCGCCACACCTACGGTTTTGAGAACCTTGCCGAAGCCTTCAAACTTACTGCCGGATTCCTCCGCAGCCTTGCCGCCCTCCTTGATGGCTTTCTCGTTTTCATCCAGCTCCCGGTTCATGTCATTGAGGGCGGCTTCGGCATTGTTGAGTTGGATCTGCCAGTTCTGGGTGCGACGGTCATTCTCCCCGAAAGAGGTGGCGGCATTCTGCAGAGCCTTGCGAAGGGTGTCGATTTTTGTAGTCTGCTCATCGATCTCTTTTCGCAGCACCTTATTCCGTGCGGCGAGAGCCTCCACGGATTTATCGTTTTTATCGAACTGAGAGGTGGCGAGCTTCATTTCGGAGCCGAGCACCTTGAAAGACTGGTTGATGTCCGCCAGTGCTTTCTTGAATTCTTTTTCGCCCTCAAGACCGATCTTCAGTCCGAAACTATCTGCCATTCGCCGTCACCTCCTTAAATGCCGTCCGGGATAATATCGTCGATGTAATGCTCTCGTGCCGGTGTGGCTTGCCCGTTATACTGCTTGTGGCACTCCCACAGATCCAGCAGCAGACCAAACGGCATCAGCCACACCTCATCCTGGCTGAGATGAAGGTGGGCAAGGCCGTAATAAAGAAGCCGGGTAAACAGCTCCGCATCGGAGACTGTTACCCGACTTGTGCGTTTTTTGAGTCTTTCTCGCTTTCCACATTCCGTTTGGTGCCCTTGTAGAGCGCCTCCGTAATGGCGGTTTTGTATCCAGCGAGATCGAGGGGCGTGGTCAGAAGCTCCACCACATCCTCGGTGAGTAGTTCCTTGGGGTGTTCCTTGTCCTTAAGGTTGTGGACGAGAATGCTCTGGTTTGCCAGAAGAGTGATAAGCCACACAATCTCGCCGATAGCCATTTCAAAGTTCTCGGACTTCATCAGCTTCTCGCCGAGGTTTTCCAGCCCGCCGTATCGACCGGCGATCTCCTTGGTGGCTTTGGTTGTGAGGAGCAGCGTGTACTCCTCATCGCCGATGGTAATGGTTGCGGTTCTTTCGTTATCCATCATAAGTTACCTCCGTTAAGTGGATTTCTCGGGTGCTGCCGCATAGGTCGGCTCGTATACCGTCTTATACCAGTTGGAAATGGTGGCCGCCGTCACGGTGGCATCGCCCTCGGTGACCTCTGCTTTCCAGGGATGCGCACCCTTGGCGTCCGGCTTGTTGCGGCGCAGAATGGTTCCCTCAATGGTGGGTGTGGAGAAGGTGATGCTGTCGCCCTTGGTGGCAAGGTTGGTGGCCGGGATGCCGAACTTCACACGGTAAAGCCAGAAATACTTGTATTTGCCGTTGGACTTCTTTGCACGGAAGCCCACCGCTACGGGTTCGCCGCCGTCCTCGCTTGCGGAGACGACCACGCCGTTTTTGTCGATGGTCGCGCCTGTCAGGTCGGATGCGGCGGTCGCACCGATGTCATCCACGCCGAGTGACAGCGTGCCGCTTTTGAATTCCTTTACGATCTCTGCCGCACCGTCGTCGGCGTAGAGAGTCGCTTCCGCCAGTTCCACAGAAAGCTCTGCGGTCATGGCCTTTGCCAGCTGCACCGGAGAAGCGTAGGTTTCCTCGCCGCTTGCGTCCTCGGTGATTTTGGCGTAATAGAGTCTGTCAAGACCGATGGTTGCCATGTCTTAAACCTCCAATTCATAGATTTGTGCCACATCAATGGCGTAGTGATGATAGCCGGTCTCGGTTTCAAAGCCGATGTACCGGCGGTCGGTAATATAAAAGTCCGCACCAAGCAAGGCGCGGACAAGTGCGTTTTTCAGTTTGGTGTAGCTGCCCTTTGTGAACAGGGACAGCCGTGCCTCCTGCATTTCGCAGCCGGGGGTGTTGTCGGCGTGAAGCTCAAAGCTGTCCGACAGCGGCGTAATCACCAGATAGGTGTCCGGGGCTTTGCCGGAGAACACACCCGTTTCTACGGACACGCCGCAGCTTTCAACGAGGGCTTGTAAGTCGGATAACAGGCTCACAGCTTTTCCACCTCCTCTTCCAGTACTCTGGTCATGGCATCGATGCATTCCTGCCGGGATGCCGTTTTTGCGGGCTTCAGAAACGGCTTTGCAGGCTGACCGTGCTTGCCGTATTCCAGAATGTTCGCCAGCTTGGCGTTGCTGCCGCCGTCCGAGCGTGGCTCTGCAAAACCGACCTTGATATCGTGATTACCGTCCCGGTTCAGCTTAGTGGGAGAAAGGCCAAGCGCACCCGCCAGTTCACCCGTGGTGCGGGAGTCGTATTTAGTACCTCTGCCCACCACGGAGGAGAGGTTACTGCGCACCTTAGCGAGAACCACCTCGCCACCGGCTTGCAAAACGGTATCCGCAACAGAGTCAAAGTCGCTGCCCAGTTTGGAGATTTTCAGGAGAAAATCCTCCGGCATTTTTATTTCAGCTTTTGCCAATGGTGGGTTCACTCCTTTTTGCTAAAACCTCCACATACATCCCACGTCCCTTGACATTCTCAACGGAGACGATATCGAACCGCCCTTCCTCCGTAACGAGGAACTGGTCGGCAGTGACCGTCAGATCCGGAATGCACCGAAAGCGGAACAGGTCGGTCGCTTCACTGAATGCAGCGAGGTTTGCCCACCGCTGACTGCCGTGCCGACCTTCCCGGTACACACGGACGGAAGCGAGGACTTTATCCTCGGAATGGGTAAAGCCCTCGCTGTCCTTGACTTGACGGGTTTCCACGATGTCGGCGAAGCCATTCATCTTTCCGAAACTCATACCTGCCACCGCCTATCCAAGCGGAGCAGCAGATTGACCGTGTTCCACACCTGCTGCGCCGCTCCGGTGTTATCCGCAAAGAAACCGCCTGTGCTGCCGTCCCGGCTTTCATAGAAGTGGGACGACAGCATGATGACGGCTTGCTCCGTGGTGGGCGGCATGGGGTTCTCTTTGTAGAAGCCCTCCGGGATGTGCTGGTAGCTTTCGGCGTAAGAAACAGCGGCGGTGATGTGGCTTTTCAGCAAGGCATCATCCGCCGTGTGTTCCAGAATGAGATTGGCTTTCACTTTGGAAAGAAGCTCGTCCATCACCGCCGCCTCCTTTCATCAGGCAGATGCCATTTTGAGCAACTTGACTGCTTCGGGCAACACCAGCTTTCCGTCCACACGCTCCTTTGCGACAAAGCCGACCATGCCATTTCCAGCAAACAGCTCTTTCAGTTCCGCAATAGAACGAGAGCCACGGTCACCGATGTTGTAGTAACTGAAGTCGCCGAATGCGACTGCGGCCTTGCCGGGAGCAGGGACAGGGAAATATGCAGAGGTGTAAACCTTGTACCCCAGCACACGGTCAGGCTCACCCGCCTGCAGAGAGGGCTGCCACAGATACTGACCCGTGCTGTCCTTCAGCTTGCGGAGCTCTGCGACGCAGACATCGTTGGCAAGGAACACGGCGTTCTTACGGTAGGGACGCTTGAGGGAATACACCAGATCGATTACCTCGTCGGCTGTCACTTTGCCAGAAGATTTCGTTGTCACACCGACCTGTGCGCCACCGGTTTCAGCGAGGATACCCAGAGGCTGACCGGTGCCGGTGCCGTTGATGAACGCATCCTCTTCGGCATTGGCCAGAGCCTTGCCGAACTGCTCCAGAATGTAGTTTTCCAGATTGAATGCGTTATCGTAGAGCAGCTCCTCGGTCACCTTTACAGCAACATGGAGCTTGTGGGCATCCAGGATGATCTGGTCGAAGGTAGCGTCACCGAAAGTCAGTGCGCCGCCCTCCTCGATCCACGCAGCCGCAGGCTTGGTGGCTGCGATGTTGATTTTGTGCTCACCGCTGGTGGTGATAGCAGTGCCGAGAGAACGCATAACGTTTTCCTCGTTGAGCACCTGAATGAGACGGCTGTCATACTCATCCGGCACCAGATAGCCGCCATTGGCATCGATGCCCTCCTGCAGCACATTACTGATCTGACGGAAGTTGGTACGCAGAGCGTTGAGCATACCGCTGCGGTAGGCATCGGTGGCACGGAAGCTCTTAGGCTGCTTATCCTCGGTGGTCTTTCCGTTCAGGGGCTTTTCGGTAATGGGCGCAGAAGTGGGCTTGGAAAGCTGAGCCTCCATCGCTGCCATAGCCTCCATGCGCTCGATTTCAGCACCGTAGTCCTGAACCTTCTTTTCCATCTGGGCATAGGTCACAGAATCCTCATCGGAAAGCAGACCGTCCTTGTCACGCTTGGTCTCCACAAATGCCTTTGCAGCGTTCCAAGCCTGGTTGCGCTTTTCGCGCAGTTCATTGATCGTCATATAAATTACCTCCAGTTTTTAATGAGATTGAGCCGCTCCATAAGGTCATCGGCTCTGTGTTTTGTTTCGGCTTTGGGTTGAATGGCGCACTTTGCGGCAATCTTCTCCATGAGAGAATTCACCACATTTGCCTTGGAATACAGCATGGAAACGGTGGGTGCAGCAGTATTCTCGGTTTCCGTGCTTCTCTGCATAATTTCATCCGCAAAGCCAAGTTCCACAGCCTTGTTTGCGTCCATCCAGGTTTCCGCATCCATGAGGTGGCTGAGCTTCGCACGGGAAAGACCGGTCTTGATCTCGTAGGCGTTGATAATGGAATCCTTCACGCTGCCGAGCATCTCAATAGCTCTCTGCATCTCATCCGAATTCCCAAATGCCGCCGTCATGGGATTGTGAATCATGAGCATGGACACCGGGGACACCAGTACCTTCGTACCTGCCATAGCGATGACGGACGCTGCGGATGCGGCAATACCGTCGATCTTGACCGTCACGTCACCTTTGTAGTCCATGAGCATATTGTAGATTTGCGCTGCTGCCACACAGTCCCCACCGGGGCTGTTAATCCAGACGGTGATATTGCCGCTGCCGGACATCAGCTCGTCTTTGAAAAGCTGCGGCGTGACATCATCGTCAAACCAGCTTTCCTCGGCGATGATTCCGTTCAGAAACAGGGTTCTTTCCTGTGTCTGTTCCTGCGTCTCCGAGTTCGTCACCGTTCGGCTCTTCCAATTCCAGAACTTCTTCATCGGTTTTTTCCTCCTTTCCGTCATCGGTGGGTGTATCTGCAAAAGCTCCGGCATTTTTCAAGGGGAGCATATTGCCATTAATGAGGTACAGGTCACCGCCGTCCTCTGCCGGGATGCGGTCGAGGTTTTCCAGCTCACGGATGTCATTTGCGGACATCCAGCCGTTCTGGCGACCGATGGCGTACCCGTTCATGCGGCTCTGGTAATCGCCGCGAAGCAAGCCTTCCAGATTGAACTTCACGAAATACACGGCTTTTTCGTCCCGCGAAAGGAGTGACCGCTGAATGGACTGCTCCCAGCGGATGACCCAGGGGTCAAGGGTGTACTTCACGAACTCAAGGGACTGCTGCTCAATATTAGAAAAGCTCGACTTTTCCAGATCGCCCACCATGTGGGGTGGGACTCGGAAAATTCGAGCAATTTCATTGATTTGGAATTTGCGTGTTTCGAGGAACTGCGCCTGCTCCGGCGAGATGCCGATTGGCGTGTATTTCATGCCTTCTTCCAGTACGGCGATCTTATTGGCGTTGCCGCTGCCACCGAAGGTGGACTGCCAGCTTTCCCGCACACGCTGCGGGTCTTTGATCGTACCGGGGTGTTCCAACACACCGCCCGGTGCAGCACCATTGGCGAAGAACTTTGCACCGTATTCTTCGCAGGCAATCGCCATGCCGATGGCGTTTTTTGCCATAGCGATGGGGCTGTAACCGACCAAGCCATCAAAGCCGAGTCCGGGAATGTGGAGCACATCCGAGGGTTGTAGCGTCACGGCAAACTCCTTATTCTTGATAGCTTCGTCCGAGCCACGATAATAGGTGTAGTACAACCGCCCGCTTTCATCTCTGTCCACGAACATCTTGTTGGGCATCAGCGGATACAGCGCAACGATCTCATTTTTACCGTTGCGGATGATCTGTGCGTAAGCGTTGCCCCAGAGGAGCAGGTGCGTCATGAGGGTTTCCCGGAACACAAAGGAGCTCATTTCCGGGTTCGGCTCATCGTGGAGCAGACGGTAGAGCGGATGGTCAAGCGCCATTGCCTTGCCGCCGCTGTCCGTGTATTCGTATAGGTGAAGTGGCAGTCCCGCCACCGCCTCCGACAGGATGCGGACGCAGGAATACACGGCGGTCATCTGCATGGCCGAGCGTTCCGTTACCGCCTTGCCGGATGTCGTGCCGCCGAAGAAAAAGGCATAGTTGCTGCCCGATGTGCGGTTTTGAGGCTTGTCTCTGGATTTGAAAAGCCCTGAAAAGATACCCACTTAAATCACTCTCCTTCAAAATGAGCAAAAGAAAAGCACCTGCTCATATGAACAGATGCTTTGAAATATTCAGATATTTTGGCTCTTATTTCAATTCGGAATTCCAATTTGAAATAACGACTCAGTATATGCTTGCTTGTTTCATTTTCTATGATAATCGGTTCTTGCAAAGTTTCCGACTTGAACTGCAAAAACTTTTGATTTCGCTCCGAAAATGCAGTGCTTATTCGCTGAGCAGCCAGTCAATCAAATTCAGTGACTTTATGCCATCATAGGAATTGATGAAGCTGCGATCCATAGAAAGCACGATTTTTTCGTAGTTATCCCCAATCATACGCAGCGGACGAAGCTCCCGTTCACGGGTCTCCGCGGAAAGCATACTTTCCGTTACCTGAATATATACCTTGTTGTTCGGCTTTTCCGCAACGAAGTCGACCTCCGTCTCTCCGACCTTCCCGATATATACCCGATAGTCACGGCGCAGCAGTTCCAGAAATACGATATTCTCAATGATATGCCCGCGATCTGCATCTCGGTAGCCCAGAAGCATATTGCGAAAACCCATGTCGATGATATAGTTCTTTCCAAGAGTTTTGAGCAGCTGCTTTCCTTTTACATCATACCGACCGACAGAGAAGAATACAAACGCATTGCGGAGCATGGAAATATATTTATCCACCGTTTTCCCCGCAACGTTCTTCTGCTTGCCGGTTTGAATGTCGCCCTCGTTGGAGAGTACATTTCCGATGCTGTTCGGAGAAGTGATGCTGCCGATATTGGAGCATAAAAACAGCATGATTTTTTGAAGCATGGCTTGATCTGTGCCATTATTGCGCTGCAAAATATCACGCAGCACCACGGTCGAATAGATACCTTCCAGTGCCTGATTGCTTCTCGCTTCGTTGAACTTGTATTCTCTCAGAATCGGCATCCCTCCGAACTGGAGATACTTCTGGAACTTTTCGTCCATTGTCACATCGGGGGCAAACTCGTAGAAGTCCAAAAACTCCTTGAAGGACAGCGGCAGCACCCGTATCTCTACATATCTGCCGGAGAGCAGCGTAGAAAATTCCGTAGACAGCAGATAGGCATTGGAACCCGTGATATAAATGTCTACATCATAATCCAAGCGGAAGGACTCGATTGCTTTTTCCCAATGCTCTACAGTCTGCAGTTCATCGAATATAAGGTAGGTCTTTCCGTCTTTGGCGATCTGCTTGCTGACATAATCATAAAAAGAAAGGTAATTGTTCAGGTCACGGTAACGCAAGGATTCCATGTTCATGTGAACGATTCGGGAATCCGGCACGCCATTCTCCGACAGATAGTGATGAAACAGATCCAGCAAGGACGATTTTCCGCAGCGGCGAATACCTGTAACGATCTTCACCAGATCTACATCTTTGTTTTGAATCAGCTGATTCAGATATTGGGGGCGGTTGATCAATTCAGCCATAATGCACCTCCTGACTTTCTTGATTCTATTATACCCGAAAAATCAAAAAAGTCAATAGTTTTGGAGTTGTAAGTCTGAAACTCGGCTTAATAATAGAGTTTCCGACTTTATTTGACTGATATTTTGACGATGGGTCTCAAATGAACAACAACCCACGGCTATCATAGACCGAAGCTCCGTTATCATTGCCGCAGCGGATAGCACGGTCAAGTGCCATAATGGTGGCAACGGCCCCGTCGATTTTCTCCGTGGACTTTTCCTTGTCCGGCTTGATGTTTCCGGCCGGATCGGTGCGGATGAAAATGTTGTCCATCATCCAGCGGAGGACGGGATGCCCGCCGTGGGCAATGCGCTGTTCCAGCACCAGTTTCATCAGCTCCTTGGTGGGCGGAGACATATCTTTGAATCCCTGTCCGAAAGGAACGACCGTATAACCCATGCCCTCAAGGTTCTGCACCATCTGCACAGCACCCCAACGGTCAAAGGCGATCTCCCGGATGTTGAAGCGTTCGCCCAGGCTTTCGATGAATTTCTCAATGTAGCCGTAGTGGACTACATTGCCCTCGGTGGTTTGGAGGTATCCCTGACGCTCCCATACATCGTATGGCACATGGTCACGCCGGACTCGGAGGTCGAGGTTGTCCTCCGGTATCCAGAAGTACGGCAGGATGATGTATTTGTCGTTCTCATCTTCCGGCGGGAACACCAGAACGAATGCCGTAATGTCTGTGGTTGACGAGAGGTCAAGGCCGCCGTAGCAGACACGGCCTTCCAGATCGTCCTCGCTGACGGCAAACTCGCATTTATCCCACTTGTCCATTGGCATCCAACGCACCGCCTGTTTCACCCACTGGTTAAGTCTCAGCTGCCGGAAGGAGTTCTCCTCGCCGGGGTTCTGCTTGGCAGACTCGCAGGCGTCCTTCACCTTGTCGATGTCGACCGTGATGCCGAGGGACGGATTGGCTTTCTTCCAAACCTTCGGGTCTGTCCAATCGTCCGATTCCTCCGCACCGTAGATAACGGGATAGAAGGTGTGGTCGATCTTGCGTCCCTCGATGATGTCCTTGGCCTTCTGGTGGATCTCATAACAGATGGACTTTGTATCGTTTCCGGCTGTGGTGATGAGGAAATACAGCGGCTGCATCCGGGCGTCCCCGGAGCCTTTTGTCATGACATCAAAGAGCTTGCGGTTGGGCTGGGTGTGCAGCTCATCGAACACCACGCCGTGGGTATTAAATCCGTGTTTGTTGCCCACATCGGCGGAGAGCACCTGGTAGATACTGCCCGTTGGCTGATAAATGAGCCGCTTCTGGGAATCCAGTATCTTGACTCGTTTTGAAAGTGCCGGACACATCCGCACCATATCAGCCGCCACATTGAAAACGATGGACGCCTGCTGACGGTCGGCGGCGCAGCCGTAGACCTCGGCGCGTTCTTCACCATCGCCGCAGGTGAGCAGAAGCGCCACCGCAGCGGCAAGCTCCGACTTGCCCTGTTTCTTGGGAATCTCGATGTATGCCGTATTGAACTGTCGGTATCCGTTGGGCTTGAGGACACCGAAAATGTCCCGGATGATCTGCTCCTGCCAGTCGATGAGCTCGAAGGGCTTTCTCGCCCAGGTGCCCTTGGTATGGCAGAGGCTCTCGATGAACATGACGGCATAATCCGCTGCGTCCACATCGTAGTGGGAGGTTTTCTCCATGAACCTTGTGGGTTTGTAGTTTTTCAGTTTTCTCGTAATGCTCACCTCCAAGGCGCACAATTTCTTGTAATCTGTTGCTTTTAAGAATATTTTCGCATATAATATATGTAGTGATTTTTCTCGAAAAAATCATTCTCCACCCTTGAGACTCGATTAAATGCAGGAATAATCCGGCAAGGATCTGCCGGGTTCAGCTTAGAAGGTGACATATTGTCCGCTATTCCGTGCGTAGCCGAGGAGCAGTTGTCAAGGAGAAAGGAGAAACGGCCATGGCTATCAAAAAAGGCGTGTCCGCTAAGACACACACTCAAAAGCAGCTCGATGATTATGCCAATCAGCACAATCCGAACAACAAAGCCTACCAAGCCAGAATTGCAAACGAGAAAAAGACCAAAAAGTCAACTTGTAAGCAGGAAGCAAAGCGGCAGGCAGCGTTGTTCGACGAACTTGGGTTGAACGCAGATCTTGACTGGATGTGCTACAGCAACCCCTATGATTTCGACTGATCTGCGCTTTTGAGCAGGAAAAGCATCTATCAGAAATGGTAGGTGCTTTTCATTTTTTCCAAAGGGTATAAAAAATAGCCGCCACCGAAATCGGTGCGACCTTCCGTATAACGAGCAGCAGC